GTCCGCTGTGCTATCCGTATCAGGGCCGCTATTTTTCATGGAACAACAAAAGCGGAACCTTTACGGACGGCGAGGGAAAACGCCACCGCTACTCCCCTATTTCTTCTACAAGCTATGGAAAACCGGCCGGATTGTTTGGGATCAACTGCGGGCATCACCCGATCACCATGATTCCGGGCGTATCTATTCCGCGCGACAGGCCGGAACAGGACAAGGAAGAAAATGACAAGGTATATGCGGAATCCCAGGAGCAGCGCAGGCTGGAAAGAGAAATCCGCTATTCCAAGCAAAAAGCCGCCATGATGGAAGCAGCCGGAGACAAAGAAGGCTTTGAAAAAGAAGCCGTGAAAATTAGGGAAAAACAGGCTGACTACAATGCATTTTGCAAAAAGACAGGACGCACGAAAAGGCTTGATCGGACACAGGTTTTTGACTATAATAAATCTGTATCTGCTAAGGCTGTTGCAGCGGCCAAACGAAGAGAAAAAGCTTGAAACATCTCTACGCAGTAATCCTGTAAAATTGCCGGACGGAACCTTTTCTAAAATTACCGAAGGGACAAAAATTTCTGACATTGAAACTTTTGCAGGAAAAGGCTCTAAAACCGATCTTAGAGTAAAGAACTTCTTGGTTCAAAATTATGGTGGTTCTGCGGAAAACTGGCAGCACTCAAAAGGAAGAGGTTATATAGACACCGCAGACGGTCCTAAAAAAGCTGTTATTCACTGGTTTTATGAGGAAAATGTAGGTGCAAAAGAAATATTTGTGAAAGGCTGGTCGAAAAAATGAAAGTAAAATATAACGGTGATTATTACAAAGTCAGATTGCACAAAGGAAATGTTTACGATGTTATATCTGTTGAAAATGGTTGGTATGAAATCATAGGAGAAGATGGAGATCAAGGTTTTTTTTCGCCAGATGATTTTGAAATAGTTGAGTAGCCGCCCTGGAAATGAAAGGGTGGCTTTTTTATACCTATTTTAAGTTGAAAGAGGTGATCATATGGCAGAATGTAACCATGACTTTATCGGAACCGCTCAGCATATCAAATGCAGGCGCTGCGGCCTTGTTTTGAGCGCTGAGCAATACAAGGAATATAAGAACCCTCAGATTAAAAAAGCGGCTGGAAAACCCCGTCAAAGAAAGAAGGTAGAATAATGAATGAGTTTCAGCGTCTCATAGCTTATCTGAAAATCCTGTATCACAACCTTACCACACTGCACAGGAACCTGGTAAAAGACGACGCCTGGTTCGCTAACCACAAGCAGATCGGGAAATGGTATGAGGAGGTTTCTGACCAAATTGATGATCTTGTGGAAACCGGAATCGCTTTAGGCTATTTGGAACCGGGTATTAAAGAATCCGTCCTGGAGTTTTCCAACGACTGCTTGGCGGTTCAGCCGAGAGGCCCGGAAGAAAGCTTTCGGTTGATTCTCGGGTACTTCCGAAGCGTGGCCGGCATGATGCAGGCAGCAGAAGCGGAGGTTCCCGCCTCTGTAGCCAACAAACTCCAAGAATATGAGTATGAGTGGAACAAAGAAGCCAACTTTAAATTAGCCGCGGCAATTGCCGAACACGCGCACGGCGGCAATGTGGAGTATGACGATGATTAGTCTTTAAAATTAAATAAAAACAGCGTCTTGCAGTTATTGCGGGGCGCTATTTTTATACCCATTTCGCCCCCGTAGCACGGCGTTAAACTGCGGTGCAATCCGCCTGTCGTTCTTAGGCGTTAAAGAAAGGAATGTATTTTATGGCGTTTACAAGAAGATCACTGGGAGCTCTTGGCCTCAGTGAAGAACAGGTTGATAAAGTTATGGCGTTGCACGGTACCAGCATGTCGGACTTTATCCCGAAATCAGAAGTACAGGAGAAAATTGACCAGGCACTGGCAGACGCTCAAAAAAACGCTCTGCAAAATGTGAAGATCAAAGAAACCGACGAATATAAGACCGTTGCGGAGGAGCGCGATATGCTCCGCGCTTTAGGCGGTGATGATTTTTCGTCGGTGAAGCCCAAATTCCGTGAAACTGTATATAAAATGCTCGAACGCGGGGAAAACGCTCCCGCAATCGCCGAGCAGTTAAAAACAGTCGCGGAAAAATACGAAGAATATTTTAACCCAACAGAATCCACGCCGCCCTCTTCCCCGCAATTCGGAGCGGAGGTCAAAGGACAGATGCCGAGCGGAAATACCGGATCAACCTTTGAGGACATCTGGCGGCCAGGACGTTAAAGAAAGGAAGATAATCTATGGCATTTACTCAGCTTGAATTAAACTATGCAACCGAATACTCTAAGGCAATGGCAAATATGTACCCTTATTGGTCTTATTTTTCTGATTTGTACGGCAACCCGAACAGCGCTACCTATAAGCCGATCAGCGGAAAGGCTGTGGCTGTTCAAAGCATGACCACCAGCGGCGCAAGAGCGGTAAACCGCGATCAGATCACCGGAACTTTTAACCGAAATTTCAACACCTCCGAACAGATTCTTACTATGAGAATGGATCGGGAATGGGACACCCTGGCTGATCCTATGGATATTCAAGAGGATCCGATTGTCAATATCGCCAATATCACAAAGACGTTCAACGAATTCCAGAAGGTGCCGGAAATGGACGCTTACGCGGCTTCCGCGCTGGCTCAGGCGGCGAGCGGCTTCGGAGGCGTTGATGCTACGGCTCTAACCGCTGATAATATTCTGGAAACCTGGGATACCTACCTGGCGTATATGGTGAATCAGCGTGTACCTCGTGACCGTATCCGCGCCAAAATGACACCCGATACCTATAAGCTTCTGAAAGAGGCTGCCGGCATCACTCGTTTTGTGGAGGCTGATACTGGTATTCGCAACATTGACCGAAATGTTGGTAAGCTTGACGGCGTTGTCATTATGGAGGTCCCCAAAGATATCATGATGAGCGCTTACGATTTTACCGAGGGCTGGGCCTCTGCCACAGGGGCGAAGCAAATCAATCTATTGATGTTCGACCCCATTGCAATCGCCGCACCTGTTGTCTATGAAACCTCCATGATGTCCGCGCCTACCGCGCAGAGCAAAGGAAAATGGCTCTATTACGAGCGTTACTACTACGATGTGTTTGCCCTGAACCAGAGGCTTCCCGGCATCTTTGTAAATATGGCTTCCAACCCGGCTTTAGGCACCCTGAATATTACCACTTCCGCAGGCGCCGACAGTACTCATACCATCATCAATGGATTGGCTCCGGCTCCGTACGGCATGAAATATGTTGCTAAAACCAATAAAGACGGAGCGGTAAGCGTGACTTATGGTCAGGCACTTACAGACTGGACCGATGTTACTAACGGAGCGAGCTTTACCACAAAATCCGGCGATACTGTAACCGTTGCGCTGGTTAATACGACCAAGGGAAATATCGCCACTGCCACCGGCTCCGCGCTGGCTGTCGTAGGCTCCTAATCAAGAGGTGGGCTTATGGCGTACATCACATATCAGCAGTATCTTGATCTTTATGGTATATGCCCGATTTCTGAAGAGGAGTTTCCTGTGTACGCCGGACTTGCGTCTGATATGATCGACAGTATTACGCGATATAGAATTGTTGAGGGCGGGGGAATCTCCGCCCTCCCGTCTATACTTCAAACGCTGGTTCAAAAGGCTGCCGCAGCACAAGTGCTATACTTCACACAAATCGGACTGGAAACCGTGCTGACAGGCCAGGCCTGCCAGTCTTTTACGGTGGGAAAGGTTTCAGTATCGGGCGGCGCATTGTCCAGTACAACCACAAAGCCCGGCGCTCTGATGGTCAGCCCTTTCGCGCTTTCCTTGCTTGAACAAACTCCGTTGATGGAAAGAGGTGTGTATGTATGCTCAGACCGATTCCTCAATCCCTTTTGGGGGATTTAGCAATTATTAAGGTTTGCACGGGAATGGACGCTTGGCAAAAGCCCGTGTGGCAGGACTATGAGGTCTCCCGTGTGCATCTTCAAAACACCAACGAAGTGAAAAAGACAAAGGAAAACACCGAGGTCGTGCTGCGCTCTACGCTGTTCATTGACGCCAGGCTTTCAAGGCCCGTCCTGGATTATGATTCTCTGGCGGAACATTCCCAAAAGGCCGGAAAGCCTCTCCGGTGCGAAGTGTTTAACTCGCAGGGTCAGAAATACGGCGAATATGAAGTGCTGACGGTTGACCCGGTTCCCGATGTCCCCGCGACCCGCGTCCATCACGTAGAATTGGGGTTGGTGTAATGTCAGTTAAAATTACGCGAAACATGGCCGCCATTCAGGCAAAAATTAAGGCGGGAAATTCTATGATGATCCCGGCTGTTACAGAATCTGTCATTGAATACGGAAATGTTTTTGTTCCGGAAGATCAAGGCACATTAAAGGACAGCGCCTTGATTGCCAGCAGGCCACAGGACGGATTAGCTATTTGGGACACTCCTTACGCGAAACGGCGGTATTACACCGGAACCCCGTCAAAGGACAAGAATCAAAACGCCTCACTCCAATGGGTTGAAAAAGGTGTAAACACCTACAAAAAGGAACTGGATCAAGTGGCGCAGAACGCCTTTTCGAAGGGAATGAGCAAAAAATGAGCGTATACGACGATGTTTTAACCGCAGTTATTGATCTTGCGGAGCAAACGGAGCTGTATTCAAAAATTG